TCTAGAAGAGAACGTGTTTCAAATATGTCTATATATGATGCACTACAACACGCACACTGTCTTGTAACATTTAATAGTATAGCAGCTACAGAAGCATTATTCTTTGGTAAGCCGGCTATTGCACTAGCACCAAATGCTGCACAAGCATTATGTAATAACGAGCTTAATCAAGTTGAGGATCTAAACTATCCTAGCTTAGACGAAGTACATGCATTTGCTTGTCATTTATCGTATTGTCAATTTACACCGAATGAACTCCGATCTGGGTATGCTTGGAGCATAGTCAATGAAAGTAATTAGCTACCTCAAAACTGTTCCTGGTAAGAACATTAACCCTCAAAAAGAGCAACTGTTATATGACTTTGCTACAGGGGTTAATGCGGCCGGAGACACTGGTATTGTTCATCATCACGATAACTTAGTTGAGTGTGATGCAGCTATGCTTCAAGGATGGGTTTACCAAAAAATATCTACGCCGCATTTAAGGTTAAGAAATTCTATTATACAGTCTCAAAGAGAATATGCAAAACATACTATTACTGCTGATGCAAATTTATTTTTATTCCATGATCCTGCGAACTCTAAAGAATATTTAAGGTATAGCTTCGATGGCATTTTTCCTACTACAGGAATATACTGCGATACATCAATTAACAATAAGCGGTGGCAACAAATATCAAAAACTTTAAATTTAGTGCCTGGCAAGTACACTAAGCAAGGACATCATATAGTATTAATGTGCCAGCGTCAAGGCGGATGGAGTATGAAAGGATATGATGTACTACAGTGGATTGAGGACACTATAATAAAAATACAATCATACTCAGATAGAAAAATTATTATAAGAAGCCATCCTGGAGATAAACTGGCTGTAGATTATCTAGCAAATAAACCCGGACATCCTCTAGCAAAATTCTCTAACATAGAGTTAAGCCCTCCAGGAAGATCTTTAAACGAAGATTTAAACGGAGCGTGGGCAATAGTTAATCATAATAGCAGTGCAGCAGTTGGACCAATTATTAAAGGGTATCATTGCTTTTTAACAGACCCACACGATAGTCAATGCAAAGAAGTTAGTAATCAAAACTTTGCCAGCCTCGAAACTCCAAATTTATTTGATAGAGAATTATGGCTAAAACGTATAAGCATGTTTCATTGGACTTTTGAAGAATTACGATCAGGAGAATGTTGGAAACATATGAGAGAATTTATATAACTGTTAAAGGAAAATAAAATGAGTAAAGTACAAGAACGTATGCAGGAACTATGTCAACCTATAGATCAACAAATTATGATGTGTGACGATAGAGAAGATGCTCTAATGATGGCATGTGCAATGCTAGAAAAAGTTAAAACTATACTAGATGTAAATATAGGCAAAGAAGGCCGCAAAGAGATTATAAACGGAGCAAATAAATAAAATGGAAATTACTGTACTAACAACATTTCATCAACCGGGATTAGATACATACGGCCAACGATTCTTAAACAGTTTTGCAAAACAAGTTGATAAACGTATTAAGTTATTAGTATATGCAGAAGACTGCGATCCAATAAATCCTGATCCAGAACAGATTACAGTGCTAAATGCAAAAATAGCATTACCTAAGCTAGTTGCGTTTAAGAATAAATGGGGAGCAGTTCCAAAAGCAAATGGTATTCCGCCAGAAGAAATTAAGGCACGCAGACCACGCGATCACCACAAGGCTTTTAAATGGGACGCAGTTAGGTTCGCTAATAAAACATACGCTGTGTATGACGCTTGTGTGCGCTCTAAGGACTGGTGTGTGTGGATGGACGCGGATACATATGTACACAGTCCTTGGAGTTATGAAGACTTTGCAAAGTTATTACCAAACGATAAATGGATTACATACGTAGGTAGAGGTAAAGGTTCAGCTACTTGGCCTGAATGCGGCTTTTACGGAATGAATTTGCATAACTCTGTTTGCCAGGAATTTTTGAAAGAGTTTGAAAGAGTATATGAAGATGCTAACAACGGAATTTTCTTATTAGAAGAATGGCATGATAGTTACGTGTTTGGAGATATACTTAATCGAATGATACAAACATATCCTAACGTATTAGACTATACTGCTGAAATGGTGTTAAAAGGAGCCATTACTGGAGGAGGCGGTCACCCGTTAATTAACAGCGAGTTAGGACGATGGATGGATCATCTTAAAGGTGCCCGTAAAGAAACAGGAAAGAGTTTAGGTAAGGACTTAGTAAGTTCTCGAAAAGAAGAATATTGGAAGAGCACTTAAATGTCAGCAGTAGAAACACATTTGGGTGGAGGCGAAAGGCGCTGTTGGATTGATGAAGGAAATCTAGATAACGCAATTGAAACTCTTGGTATAAAGAGCATGATTGACATTGGATGCGGACTAGCATGCCAAGTTGAAGCTGCGAGAGAAAGAGGACTACGTGCTATTGGAGTTGAAGGCGATCCTCGATGTTTAAAAGATGATTTACAAATACAGTTTGATTTTAGCAAAGGCAAGTTTTCGATTAATGAAGAATTTGATCTTGCTTGGAGCGTAGAATTTTTAGAGCATGTGTATGAAGAATTTATACCAAACTATATGCCAGCTTTTCAAGCAGCAAAATACGTAATTTGCACACATGCACCTCCTGGTAAAAAAGGGTATCATCATGTTAATTGTAATACAAAAGAATATTGGATAGATATATTTGATCAATACGGTTTTGACTATGATGAAGAAGGGACTAATATGATTAAAAAATCTACAACTATGGGTAAAGCCTTTATAAGGAAATATGGCTTAATGTTTATTAGGCGTTAAATGAAAGTTAGTTTATGGAGACAATATGGCGCACTTAATAGTAAACCTGTGTTTGATGCTTTTGAACACAGTCTTGTATCTAGTGGGTGGACTGTTTCTCATAATGATGCTAGTGCCGATGTTAATGTTATTTGGAGTGTGTTGTTTAATGGACGAATGGCAGGAAACAAGGCAGTCTGGGAACAAGGCAAACCGACAATAGTATTAGAAGTCGGCGGCATCGACCGTGGCACAACGTGGAAAGTAGGATTAAATGGAATTAACAGAGACGGTTACTTTAGTGAGCAAGGTAATGATGGGACTCGCGCTAATCAGTTGGGACTGGTTTGTAAGCCTTGGAGATCCAACGGGGATTTTATTTTAGTATGCGGACAACACGATAAGAGTTTACAGTGGGCAGAAATGCCTAGTATGAGTAATTGGTTTTTACACACTTACGACGAAATACGTAAACACACAGACCGTCCTATTATCTTTAGACCGCACCCAAGATGTATGTTGCCAGAAATTGAAAGAGGTCTTCGACACGTATACCGACAAGTACCTAAGCAAATAATGGCAACATATGACGATTTTGATATGGGCTTCGACAACGTACATGCTACTATAAGCTACTCTAGCAACCCGGGTATACATAGTATTATTAACGGCATTCCAGCGTTTGTAGGTAATAGCTCGTTAGCGTATGATGCTGCTAACGACATAGACTTCTTGCACAATATAGAGAACCCATTAATGCCCGATCGAACACAATGGCTCAACGACTATGCACATACTGAATATACACTTGAAGAAATATCTCAGGGAATACCACTAAAGATCTTGACTTCTGCAAAGTTCTAGCGTATAATAGTATTATGATTAGATATACTGTAGAAGATTGCCTTGAATTATTAGTTGGAATACAAGACTCTCCATCTGATAAATTTACTGTTAGAAATGAAGACTATTCAATTCTAACTAGTATAGCCCGTCAAGTTTTTAAAGGAACTGGGCTAACTGATAGACAGCACGAACTAGTTAAGACTAAACTATTATCTTACAAGGATATGTTTAGTCATAACTTAACAGAATCTATTAACACATTACGTATTCCGCTGAGAGAACTTAATAGAGAAAAATCTATTATAATAACTTCTAAATTTGGTCCGTTGGATGCTGAAACGTTTATTGCTATTCGTTTTATTTTTAATAAACGATTATTAAGTAACATAGAAAAAGTAAAATCTGTTGCTACTGGACATAGCTATGATAGTATTGATAAAATACATTACTTTCCATTTAACGAGCGTAACGTGCTTTGTGTTGTACAGCATTTCAAAAATAGTAACTTTGATATTCAACCGGAGTTACTAACATATTTTGATAAAGTAGAGAAAATGAATAATAATAAGGACGAACACATACCGGGGATTTATTCCTTTAAGCTAAAAAACTTAACTGATAAAGCTATTAATTTTATGATATCGTCAATAGGCGTACCGTCAAAAGATAACTTAGCAATATATAATGATCGAAGAAATCAATTAGGATTACATCATTTTGAGCAAGAAGAGCTAGAGCAAAGTTTAAATGCATTGACTGTATTAAGTAAAAATATTGTAACTAGAGAAGCACACAATGTATTAATACCGCCTTCGGTTTATCCGATAGAACGAGTACTAGAGAGTTTACTAGAATTAAATAGACTTCCGTTATTAGTAATATTACCACATGACACTCCTTTAGACGGATTAATAGCAGTACACAAGGGCCTAACTAATATACTCTTTAATGAAGATATGAGTGTACTCTTTAGAACAGATAATCATAGTAATCGAGAATTTAATGAATTTGTTACAGACAAGCAATTAAATAATCCACTTGACAATAATACAAAAGTAGTGTATATTAATAATAATAAGTTTCCTAAGCCTTTACTAAAAAGCACTTGGAAGCCTAGTGCAGTATTAACAATAGGAAGTCAGCGGTTGAATACGAAAATAAATGATTACATAAATCCTTTAGATTTAATCATCCATTATGATACGGCGTTAAGTCCGTTTAATCGAATTAGGGTTCAAAAACTATAGTATGACAACATGTAAACTAATTATAGAAGATGAAGTAAATATTAGGCTTGAAGGAGTTGAAGTAGACGTGCGCCGACAACTTGCAAACGCATTAAAGTTTGAAGTGCCTTACGCAAAGCATATGCCTCAATTTAAACTCGGACGTTGGGACGGCAAAGTTGCTTTCTTTGGAATAGGCGGCAGTGGATATGTCAATCACTTAGACGTAGTACAAAGAGTACTAGAAAAGAATAAAGTACAAATTGCAGACATTGACGATCGAAGAATTCCAGTCAACTTAGACTTTACTCCAGTTACAGAACGCTATTGGGCAGACCAAGGTGTATGTTGGCCCGAAGGTCATCCTGTAGAAGGCACCGAAATTATATTGCGTGACTACCAAGTAGAAGCTATTAACAACTTCCTTGACCATCCACAGAGTTTACAACAGATTGCTACTGGCGCTGGTAAAACAATTACAACAGCAACACTATCACACATCACTGAGCCGTATGGTCGTAGTTTAGTTATTGTTCCAAACAAATCACTTGTTGTACAAACCGAAGAAGACTATATTAACTGTGGCCTTGACGTAGGTGTATACTTCGGCGACAGAAAGAACTTAGGTAAGACTCATACTATTTGTACTTGGCAAAGTTTAAACATACTTGACAAAAAGCATAAGGACGGCAGCGCAGTACTAAGCCTTGCAGAGTTTCTAGACGGAGTGAGCACAGTTATTGTCGACGAAGTACACATGGCCAAAGCAGAAGTATTAAAGAACTTACTTACACGCAACTTAAAGAACGCTCCGATACGTTGGGGACTAACTGGTACTGTGCCTAGAGAAAAGTTTGAATTCGAAAGTATACATGCTAGTCTAGGTCCGGTCATTGGACAAATTAGTGCTAAGTCGTTACAAGACAAAGGAGTACTATCTAAATGTCACGTCAACGTATGTCAACTAATTGATACAGTTGCACATTCAGACTACCAAAGCGAATTAAAGTATCTAACAACTAACGAAGAAAGATTAACATATATTGCTAAGATGCTAAATCAAGTTTCGCAAACAGGTAATACACTAATACTAGTAGACAGGATTAGTGCAGGACAAATGTTAGCAAGTCTAATACCTAATAGTACATTTGTAAGCGGAGCAGTAAAAGTAAAAGATAGAAAAGAAACTTATGATACGATTAAGGAAGGAACTAATGAAGTTATTATTGCAACGTACGGAGTTGCCGCAGTAGGGCTTAACATACCACGTATCTTTAACATGGTTCTTTTAGAACCTGGCAAAAGTTTTGTAAGAGTAATACAGTCAATCGGACGAGGCGTTCGTATTGCAAAAGACAAAGACTTCGTTCAAATATGGGACTTGACATCAACATGCAAGTATGCGAAGCGACATCTAACTCAGCGTAAGAAATTTTACAAAGAAGCAGAGTACCCGTTTACAATCGAAAAAATAGACTGGAACTAAAGGATATACATATGAGAATTTTAACATTAGAAGACAAGTGTTTTTCACTAACAAACTTACCAGACGAACTAGACGAAGATATAAGATTTTCAGTATTAGATAATAGTGATCCAAAAGATCCTGATTTCTTTTTTATTCCATTAATTTTCTTAGAAAGTTTTAATGCACCTGCAATGGTTTTAGAAATTAACGGCAACGAAATAATGATGCCACTTGATTGGTCGATTGCAGTAGGGGACACTGAGTCAGGTATGGACTTAGAAGTATTACCGTTAACAAGTATTAACAATAGAGGGTTTGAAGCGTTCCTCTTTAATCCACTATCAAGTTATAAATTTGACTTTGCAGAAATTAAAATTACTAACTTTTACAATGATGTAAAATGGTATTTTCCTAAAGTTAAAAATGGACAACTACTAAGTGTGCCCATTACTGAAGGAAGCAAACCTCAGTGTGCATATTTCATTAAAGAAATATCACGACAATCTGAAACTATAGACTATGGTATGCTATTATAAAGGAGAGACTAATGGGAATCAAAGCAGGCAAAATATGGGGTGGAACAGAACTAATACATGCAAATGGAGCATTAGAGTTTCACCGTATTGAATACAATGCAGGATTTAAATGTTCAGAACATGAGCACCAATTTAAATGGAATGGCTTTTACGTTGAATCAGGTAAGATGATTGTACGTGTATGGCAAGACGATCAAGGACTAGTAGACGAAACTATTCTTGAAGCTGGTGATTTTACGCAAGTAAAACCTGGCAAAATTCACCAGTTTGAAGGTTTAGAAGACGGTGTCGCTTTTGAACTATACTGGGCTGAATTCAATCACGACGATATTGTTCGTCGTACTAGCGGCACTGAAATAAAATAAGGAGGAGAATATGTTTAATATTTTTAAAGATGTCGATAAGAGTATGCTAATGAAACTAGTAGCACTTCACGTAATCGTTATTACAGTTTCAAATGCACTAGTAGGAATTCCAGTAGAAATTTTTGGAACTAAACTTACTTGGGCAGCATTTACGTTTCCACTAGTAGTACTAGCAACAGACTTAACAGTTCGTTTGCTTGGTAAACACATTGCACGTTCAACAATTTTAGCGGCGTATCCGTTAGCAATTATTGGATCTATTGCAGTAGTAATGCTAGAAGGAGCGCCAACAAGTGTTGCTCTAAGAATTGGATTAGCAAGTGCAACTGCATATGCAGTAGGTACTATGCTAGACGTATATGTATTTCAAACACTACGAGAGCGCATGGCGCAATGGTGGATTGCTCCGGCAGTGTCGACCGTAGCGGCAAACGTTATTGATACATATGCATTTTTCTTTGTTGCCTTTAATAACTCAGCTGATGAGTATATGGCAGCTAATTGGGTGGAAATTGCTGGATCGCAAGTTGTGCTTAAAATTGCAGTAGGTCTTATTATATTCCTACCAGCATACGGATTACTACTTAGATATTTGTCTACTAGGATTCATGTTGATAGTGGTGTGCAAGGACTATTTAAGAACGCTGACAACGATTTAAAAGACAGCGACTAAAATATAATAGAGGGGAAAGATAATATTTTTCCCCTCTAGTTTTTAGAAGTCACGAAAGGACAGTAAATGATATCCACCGCTATTCTCATACCGGCTAGGTATGCTAGTACAAGATTCCCGGGTAAGCCACTTGAGCTACTAAACGGAGTACCAATGATTGAACGTGTGTACAATGCTGCTAAGGCAACAGGTTACGACACATATGTACTAACTGACGACATGCGTATCTTTAACTTGTTTAATGCTGACACTTGTTGGATAGATCAAGAAGTAGAATATGATAACGGTACAGAACGATGTGCTGGAGCTGCATCAAATGACTTCTTTAGCAAGTATGATCAATTTGTAAATGTACAAGGCGACATGCCAGATGTAACATCTGAAATGGTAGAGAAATGTATTACATTATTAAAGTACTATAATGTATCAACAGTTTATACTAAGATGCCAAAAGAAATGCAAGACGATCCCAATACAGTAAAATGTGTGCATGCTAGTGAATATGCATTATGGTTTGGCAGAGGCATTACCGGGTACGGTAGTTGGCATTTAGGAGTATACGGATATAGACGCAATGCACTTCAACAATATAATAATTTAGAAATACCCGAAGAAGAAAGTATTGAAAAACTTGAACAGCTTCGTTGGATTAAAAACAGTTGGCAAATCGGAATTAATCCTGTATACTATAAGGGTACTGAGATTAATTCACCTGAGGATGTAGATACATGGCACAACCAAAACTCCCAATAAAAGATATACTTGCCGCAATTGATATGAACGGCAAGAATGTTTGGAAAGAACTATCTGCTGAGGAGCGAAAGTCTGTTAGCTTTTGGTTATTAAATAGGTACGTTAGTGCTGTGCAGGGAAATCGCGACGAACAAGAATTAGCTGTTTTTAAAACAAACGAATATTATAATAAGAATTTTAATGTAATCGGTGTTGGTAAAGAAAACGGCCATCAAGAATTAATGTGGCAACTCTTATGTATGAGCGGCTCTTGGGGTGCAATTAAATATCATCCATATATTGGATTTAAGAAAAAAGCAGGCAATAACAATGCTACACTTAAATTTTTAGAACTAATGTTTCCCAACATGAAACTACACGAGGTCGAATTACTTGCTTCAATATCTACAAAAAAAGAACTTAAAACTTTTGCAGAAGAACACGGAATTGAAAATGTCAAGTTCTAAAAAGCCATTTATATGCGAGTACTGCGGATCAGGCTATATGAAAGAAAAAACATTAGCTGTACATATGTGTGAGAAAAAACGTAGAATATTGCAACGTACAGAGAAACGTGTACAGCTAGGACTAATTACATTTAATAAATTTTATCAAATTAGTATGGGTGCAAAAACTAATAAAACATATGAGGACTTTTGTAAAAGTCAATACTATAATGCGTTTGTAAAGTTTGGTAGTTTTGTATCAAATGTTAAGCCGTTGTATCCAGAAAAATATATTGAGTATGTAGTAAAGAGTGGTGTAAAATTAGACCACTGGTGTAGAGAAGAACTGTACGAAAAGTATGCTTTAGATTTAATTAAAAAAGAAGCAATGCAAACGGCAGTAGAACGTTCAATTATAAATATGATGGAATGGGCAGACGAAAACAATAGTAAGTGGAATCATTATTTTAATTACGTTAGTTTAAATAGAGCCATTTGGCATATTAAAGATGGAAAAGTAAGTCCTTGGGTTATACTAAATTGTAAATCCGGACAAGCAATGCTAAGTAAATTTAATGACGAACAACTTGGCATGGTGTATAATATCATGGATCCAGAACATTGGGCTGTAAGATTTAGAAGACAAAAAGCCGATGTAGTAACAGTAAAAGAAGTTGTAAAGGAAAGTAACTTATGACTGGCCAACGAAGGGTTTTAAAACTTTGGGCTCGTACAGTAGGAATGCCTATCGGTATTACAGATAACGACAAGCCTGAGTTTTTGCCTATTAATCAAAGTGATGTGCAAAAAGCACTAGCGTTTAGAACATTTTGGATAGTACTACACGTTGTAACTTGTATGGCAATTATAGCCGGCAACGGTAGAACATTAGGATGGTGGTAGAATGAATACAACAGTTAATATTTGGATTACACATAGATACAACAAACATCCTGAGGAACATAATCCGTTTCTTGTAGGAGTGTACACTAGTAAAGAATTAGCAGACGCTGCTGGCAAAGCATCGTTAGAAATGTTTGCTGAAGATAGTATGCACTGGACTGTAACTATTAAAGCATTAGATGATAAGATAACACATGCCTGATATTGATATAGATTTCGCTGACAGAGATATTATACTATCTCAATTACAACATCGTATAGCGAAGTTAAATACTGGTAAGAAACACAACACCGGAGTCTACGCAACAGAGATTCCGCACAATCCTATAGACAACTTAGCCACAGTTGAACATAAGGAAGCAGACGAACGTGGCTACTTTAAACTAGACTTCCTTAATGTAAGTATATACAAGGAAGTTAAAAACGAAACACATTTAACAGAACTTATGGAAAGGACCCCACTATGGCAACTTCTGGAACACGCAGACTTCAGCAATCAAGTCTTTCATCTAAACGGTCACAACGAACTATTGAAACAATTGAAGCCTACATCGGTAGAGCATTTGGCAGCGACACTAGCGATTATTCGTCCAGCGAAGAGGTACCTAGCGAACAAAAGCTGGGAAACAATAATAAAGGAAGTATGGATCAAACCAACTAATGGTGATTACTTCTTTAAGAAAAGTCATGCACATTCCTATGCAATGGCTGTTGTAGTACATATGAATTTATTATGCGAGGAACTAACTAATGGGAATTGATGAGTATAGAACTGTATTAGCAGACATACAACAGAGAAATTGGAAAGACGAAGAAGGTAATAAATTAAATGATATTGGATATAAGTATTCAAAGAACTTTTGGAATTACTATAACGAAAAACAATTTTGTGTAGAACATATGGACTTAGCAAATGTTAACACAGTGCTTGACATTGGCGCCGGGGTTGGGTTGCTTGGAGTAATATTAGAGGACATTAACCATCTAGATATTACAGTTGAGGCAACTGATATAGGAGAAACATTCGGCGGCGGAATGTATCAAGAAATATTTGCACACATGAAAACACCAAGACACATGTGTGAAATAAAAAATAGAACACCAATTATACTTCCAAAACATTATGATATGATTACTATGACTAGAACAGTGTTTGATAGAGAAGAGATGGCAGGTATGAAAGAAGGAACTTATCCACCTGCATCAAAATCAGAAGATTGGATTCCTCCTGAGCAATTTGATTATGAATTTTTTCTTGATGATATATTTCAATACTGTGATCGTATTTTTTGGAAAACAAATTATCAAAGTTTAAAAAATAAAAATTTATTTCCTAAGAGTGTACAGCCGTTCTTGTGGTGGCCAATGAAGAGATTAGAAGATAACCAAAAATTATTTTCTATGGATAAGCCGTATCGCGCTTGGTACATTGTACTAGATAAAAAAGATTGGATTAGTAGATAATGAATTATGAAATGATTGATTATAGAAAACCTAAGAAACCTCAATTAGGTCCGTGGCTAACATACAGTGTGCCTGAAAAGTTTGCTCTAGGATATGTGTGGAAATTATTTTTTTATATGTTTTTAATACCGTTTGTATTAGGAATGACTTTAACATCTATAGGACTGCTACTTAACTTTATAATATTTGATTATATCTATTATAGATATATTAAGTATTCTATTTCTTAGATCGTCTTACAAGTTGTACTGATTTTCTTTTAATACGTTTAATTGAAAGATTTCCTAAATTAACACATGGCCCTGTGCTTATTTTAACATCCTTAGAATTCATTGTCATAAGAGCATATTGAAACGGTTCGAACTCTTCTCTTAAAAATATATTAATAGGAATCATCCTGTTTGATTCCCACCACCATATTTCTCCTAAATCTAGAAATACTCTTTTATGTGCTTCAGTTCGTATTTTAGTGTATACGTACATAGAAGTTACATGTTGATCTTGATTAACAATTATACCAACATACTCTACGCCGCCGTACGTAGCAATACTGATAAATGGAAAATTTGTTTCTATATCTTTTAGTAGCATTAGTTCTTTTTGTTATCCGATAAATATATGTATGAGTCAGTTAATACCTAGATATTTAGTCAATAACAGGATCACGATCGTAGCCAATGTGGCAGGAATCGTAACGGAGTATAAACCAGTGTATCAAAGAAACATAAAAATATATAAGAATATAGATAATGTATTACAGTTTAGAGTACTTAATGCAGATCAAAAGCCGTTAGCACTTGGAGCATACACTACAAAGTTTGTAGCATTTGACGAAAACAAAAAACTTATTGTAGAACACGACGGAGTAGCAGTAGTAGGAGACGATAGTGCAGCAACTAGAGGATTGTTTTCTGTAACCATTACAATGAATGATTTGTTGGGTATTGACACACAATACCTAAGTTACAATATATTCTTGAAAGACGCAAGTAATAACAACGTAATAACCTATTCCGATACTGACTTTGGTAATGCTGGTACTATATATGTTGACTCGGGTGCAATGCCAGGACCGGGCGACTCTTATAGCTTTACACAGTTCCAACAAGAAAATATTAATAGCGGAACATTTGTTAGTGAAGCAAAGACTGCAGAACCTGCTATTAATGGTAACGATGCATTACACACAGCTGCAATATATACATCTGCATACACAGGCAATGTTGTAGTACAAGCTACATTAGATAGTTCAGTAACCGAATCAACGCTTTGGGGCGATGTAGCAACAGTTACGTTTACAGGATCAGAAACTACTCCAATCGCAGTAAACTTTAATGGCGTATTTAATCATTTAAGATTTAAAACAACAGCAAGCCCTGCAGATAAAATTTCCAAAATACTTGTACGAAACTGATTGACTTCTTAACATAAAGACGTTATAATATTACTATGAGTATAGTAATAGACACAGTCCTGATGTATCTTCCACAAAAGCGTAAAACAACGCCAAGCGGATGGGTATCTTTTAACGGACCGTGTTGTCAACATAACGGACAGTCTGCTGATACTAGGCAACGTGGTGGAGTCATTCAAGAAGGTGAAAACATAAGTTTTCATTGTTTTAACTGCGGCTTTAAAGCAAGTTGGCAACCCGGCCGTAATATATCATTTAAACTTCGTAGTCTATTACAATGGATGCATGCACCTGATGATGTAATTAATAAACTTGCATTACAAGTTATGCAAGAAAACGAAGGCATACAAGTACAAACATCGTTAGTTGAAGTTCCTACATTTGACGATGTAGCGTTACCCGACGGTGCTATAAGAGTTGCCGACATTACTGACTTTAATAAACATAGCCTTGCTATACTTGAATATATGGCGTCACGCAACTTACATGTTGAAGACACAGAATACTATTGGTCTCCTAGCTTAGGGTATAGAGATCGTCTAATAATTCCGTTTTACTATGAAGCCCGTATTGTAGGATGGACGGCTAGAACTATTAAGCCAGATAGTAAGTACAAATACATGTCTGAGCAACAACCAGGGTACGTGTTTAATTTAGATGAACAACGTCCGCAGAAAATATTTGTTGTAGTATGCGAGGGCCCAGTTGATGCATTACACGTAGATGGAGTTGCCCTACTTGGTAGTGAAATCAAAGATCAGCAAGCGATGCTAGTAAATAGATTAAATAAAGATGTAATAGTTGTTCCGGATAGAGATGAAGCTGGTAGAAAATTAATTGAACAAGCTATTGAATTTGGATGGGGAGTTAGTATGCCTGACTGGGATACTGACATAAATGATATAGGCGATGCAGTTAATAAATATGGACGGTTATATGCGTTGCATAGGATTGTAAGTTCAGCTGACACTAGTCCATTAAAGATTAGACTTAAGGAGAAAAAATGGTTTATCTAAGAAAAATAAAAGACATTATTATATGGCCGTATGTTGCAATACGCGATCATATACGTTACAAACAAAAAATGAAAAAACTTAAAGAAGCAGATCCATTTATCTATAAATAGGAGCAAGATTATGAATACTATACAAGTACAGGCCCCACGCCAGGCGTATGTAGCTAACGAAACTGTTCGACCAAGTGTGCCAAAAGAAGACATACATTGTGCAGATGAAAAACACCAGCAAGTAGTATCGCAAGTTAAAGTAATACAGGAACTGTATAGCGACAAAGCAGATCGAATTTTAGAAGAAGCACGTAAAGAACAAATATCAGACTACCAAGCAGACGGTAAAAGTAGGTTAGAAAGAATTCAACAAGGGACTATACTGGATATTAAAATATGATAACATGGGGTATGGTAGGTAATAGTCACGACGCTAGTTTAGCAGTTTTTGAAACACGGGCTCGAGGGTTATCGTATCACAAAAAAACAAAACTTTTACATGCAAGTCTAGCCAAGGACTACAGTAATATTCCTAATGACCCTAACTTTAATTGGTCACAACTTGAATCAGCTAAACAAACTTTTGGTCGTCCTGATAAAGTAATTTGGTACGAGCGTCCACTGCTAAAGACATTTCGACAATGGCGTGCCGGACAAGGTTGGTTGTATCAAGAGAACAATATTAAAAAGTGTCTTGAGCAATGGGATATCAATTGTCCAATTTCTTATACCCAACACCATTTAAGTCATGCGGCTTACGCATACTACACCCAACCGCATGATGATTGTGCTGTAATTGTAATAGACAGCATAGGTGAATTTGAGACCCTAACAATATGGCACGGTAAGGACAACAACCTAAAGAAGATACATAGTCAAGGCTATCCACATAGTCTTGGACTTTTCTATAGTGCAATGACACAGCGTATGGGATTAGTTCCGCAACGTGACGAATACCTAGTTACTCAGATGGCTAAGAAAGGTAATTATAAAAACCTTAGTAAGAAAATGTTACTTGAAATTATTAGGCCCCCAAATAAAGATAACCCTACTATTAGGATGAGAGAAAATCTACATAGAGGGTGCATGTGGTGGAGACCCGAATTACAAACAGAACAAGACATGTGTGATATTGCAGCCGCAACCCAACGTATATTTGAACTAAGTCTTAAGCATTTGTCTGAATGGGCTAAAGAAAAAACGCAAGCCCCACACCTAGCACTAGCAGGGGGCGGAGCACTTAATCAACAAGCAGTTAAAAAGATTAACCGTAAATGGAAAAACGTATGGGTACCACCAAACCCAGGTGATCCGGGTAGTTGTATCGGAGCAGTACTAGCACAATCAAAAACTAAAATAACACTTGACAATCAATGGTATAAGGCAGTATAATAAAGTATGGGAATAAATGATAGCATATCTGAACAAGATAAAAAAATGATGGATGAGTGGCTTAGTAAAAACAAAGTCACTGTAGGAAAAACAAAACCTATGCCATCTGAACTTGGTATTAGTAATATTACTTGGAACAATAAATTAACGAAGGCAGAGAAAAAAATAAAAGATGGCAACTAGACAAAATACAGATTATGGATATGATATACAAAAAGTATATTTAGAAATGATGTTGACTGACGCAGAAAGTTTTGTAAGGTGTCAGGCTGTATTTGACCCGACAGCATTTGATAGACGGTTACAAGACCCAGCTAAATTTTTAACTGAGTATGTAGCAGAGCACAATGCATTGCCTACGTTTGATATGATTAACGCAGCAACTAAAGTAGACTTAAAACATCCAGGTGATTTACAAGAGAATCACTACGATTGGTTGATGTTAGAGTTTGAAACATTTAGTAGACATAAAGCACTAGAAGCTGCAATTCTTAAAAGTGCAGACTTACTTGAACAAGGCGACTATGGCCCAGTAGAAGATCTAGTTAAGAAGGCTGTACAAATTGGATTGCAAAAAGATCTAGGTACAAACTATTTTGATAACCCTAGGGCTAGACTAGAAGCAATTAAAGATAACAACGGACAAGTAAGCACAGGTTGGGATGTCCTGGATAAGAAATTATTTGGTGGCTTCAACAGAGGTGAGCTTAATATATTTGCAGGTGGGTCGGGTGCTGGTAAGAGTTTGTTCCTTGCTAACCTAGGTGTTAACTTTGCAGAGAAGGGTATGAATGTATTATACTTAACTTTAGAATTATCCGAAGGCTTGGTTAGTATGCGTATAGATAGTATGCTAACAGAAATTAGCACACGTGACATCTTTAAGAACATCGACGAAGTAGAACTAAAAGTTAAGATGATAGGCAAGAAGAGCGGAGCATTTCAAGTTAAGTATATGCCGAGTGGTAAAACACCTAACGATGTTCGAAGCTATATTAAAGAGTATGAAATTAAGATGGGTAGGAAGATTGACGTATTGTTAATTGACTATTTAGATTTGCTTATGCCTAATGGTGCAAAGGTAAGTGCAGAGAACTTATACATCAAAGACAAGTATGTATCAGAAGAGTTGCGTAACCTTGCAATGGAATTGCAAACAGTATTTGTTACAGCGGCACAGTTGAATCGTGGTGCAGTAGAAGAGATTGAATTTGATCACTCGCACATATCAGGTGGACTTAGTAAGATACAAACAGCAGACAACGTGTTTGGTATCTTTACAAGTAGAGCAATGCGTGAACGCGGACGCTATCAGTTACAGCTAATGAAGACACGTAGTTCAAGTGGTGTAGGACAAAAGATTGATTTAGGATTTGATGTAGACACACTGCGTATTTTTGATCTTGATGAAGACGAAGATGATACTAACAACTATCAAACAAGCTCGGGCAATAGTACAATTATGGCATCGTTAAAACGTAGTAGTACAAGCACAGTTGAAACTAGAGAAGATCCAACTGAAGGTTCTAGTATTGGCAAGGTAAGAGCAGAAGCAGACTCAAC